CGAACTTGACGACACCCTAGCAATTACAGCTTTGATCGGCGGCTCCGCTGGTAACAACATTGGTACTACCGAAACGTTCACAGCCGAGACGAACGTATTTAGTGCAGACAAACTTGCAACCGGGGCTGATTGTTCTGCAGCAAATGCTGTTACAGCACTAGTCGCTGCTATAACCGAATCTGATACTCAGGGCGTTGGAGCCGCAGATGGTGAAGGAAACACTGTTGTGTTAACGGCGGATGTCGGCGGGGTCATTACGAACGCCATCGAAATAGCGGAAGATATGGAGAATGGGACTTTCGGCGAAGGCGTCGGGTTCTTATCAGGAGGGGAAGACGGCACTGTAGGCATCAAAGGTGCTGTATTAATGGACGCTTCTTATTTATATATCTGCAAAGCAGATAACGATGTCACCGGAAAGAATTGGCGCCGAATTTCTCTCGGAGCAGTATATTAATTAAACCACAAGCGGCTTCTGGACTTGTTGAGAAAGGAGGGAATAGATGCCATATTCATTAAGAAACAGACTAAAGCATGCTTGGAACGCTTTTGCTGACCCAGAACATGTTAGAAATTATAGGTATTGGGGTTATGGTTATGGCCACACAAGTAAACCGGATAGAATAAGGTTAAGGACTAGCAACGAACGATCTATAATAACATCGATCTATAACAGAATTGCGCTTGACGTGTCGTCTGTCACCATTCAACATGTTCGTCTGGATCAAAATGAGAGATATATTGGCACAATTTCTTCCGGGCTAAATGAATGCTTAACTTTAAACCCTAATCTCGATCAAACAGCAAGAGCACTCTTTCAAGACGTTGTTATTAGCATGTTCGATGAGGGCTGTGTGGCGATCGTCCCCGTCGAAACATCTTTTGATCCTAAGATTTCGAGCTCGTATGACATCCATTCGTTACGAGTTGGTAAGATACTAGATTGGTATCCAGCACATGTAAGGGTCCAGGTGTATAACGAAAAAACAGGATTAAAAGAAGAACTTACGCCGCCTAAGAAAACAGTAGCAATAATCGAAAATCCATTTTACACTGTGATGAACGAGCCGAATAGCACGTTGCAAAGGCTCATTCGCAAATTAAACCTATTGGACGCCATTGACGAGCAAAGTGGATCGGGTAAATTAGATATAATAATACAGTTGCCCTATACAATTAAGACTCCGGCGAGGCTCGCTCAAGCGGAAACAAGACGAAAGGCTATAGAGGACCAGTTAACTGGTTCGAAATACGGCATTGCGTATGCCGATGCTACCGAAAAGATTACTCAGTTAAACCGGCCGGTCGAGAACAATTTGATGAAACAAATCGAATTCTTAACGAGTATGCTATATAGCCAGTTAGGAATAACCGAGAGTGTCATGAATGGTACGGCCGACGAAAAAACAATGCTCAATTATTACAATCGCACAGTCGAACCGATTTTGTCTGCTATTATAGACGACATGAAACGTAAATTTTTAACTAAGACCGCAAGGTCTCAAAATCAGTCAATAATGTTCTTTAGGGATACCTTTAAACTTGTTCCGTTTAAGGATTTGGCTGATGGGGCTGATAAATTTACTCGTAATGAGATTCTTTCTTCGAACGATATGAGATCTATTATTGGGTTTAAACCCTCTAAGGATCCGAAAGCGGACGAATTAAGAAATAAAAACATCGCTCCGCCTAAAGAGGTAGACGAAACAAAAGAAACGAAGGAGGATGAAAATGAAATATGATTTTAGCGGATACGCTACAAAAGTTGATCTTAAATGTAGCGATGGCCGAGTCATTCGTAAAGACGCGTTTAAACAAAATGATGGCCAGAAAGTGCCGTTAGTATGGCAGCATGTCCATAATGATGTAAATAATGTTTTGGGCCATGCATTACTTGAAAATCGTCCTGACGGCGTTTACGCGTATTGCGTGTTAAACGATTCAGAAGCCGGGAAACATGCTAAAATTCTTGTTGAGCATGGCGACATTACATCGTTATCCATTCATGCAAACGAACTTAAACAGCAGGGTTCCAACGTTCTTCATGGGAACATTCGTGAAGTAAGTCTCGTTCTCGCGGCCGCAAATCCTGGCGCTTTGATTGATAATCTATTTATCGAACATAGCGACGGTAGCCAGGTAATAAACGAGACCGAAGCTATTATTTATACCGGCGATGATATTTCCACCGAATCTGGCGAATTCGAACATGGGGCTGACCGCACCGTTGGCGAGATTTTCGATACCCTTAACGAAGAGCAGAAAGACGTTGTTTACGCAATGTTGGCACATGCGTTAGAAATAAACGATGAACATGGCGCCAACGGTAATCTTGATCATTCGGCCATCATTGCGGAACTTGATAAAATTGCTGGAGTAAAAGGAGGAAAAAGAGTGAAGAAGAACCTGTTCGACAAGAAGAAAGATGACGATAAACCGAGAGCAACTTTGACCCACGCTCAAATAAAGACCATTTTCGCCGACGCCCAGAAATGCGGCTCATTAAAAGAAAGTTTTCTGTCTCATGCCCAGGAATACGGTATTGAAAATATCGATTATTTGTTCCCGGATGCAAAAACCGTTACCCCGACCCCGGAACTTATTAAACGGGACACCGAATGGGTTGCCGGTGTTATCAGTGGAACCAGGCACACCCCGTTTTCCAGGATCAAATCAACCGCCGCTGACATAACAGCTGACGAAGCCAGGGCCAAAGGTTATGTGAAAGGCGCTTTGAAGAAGGAAGAGGTCATCAAACTTCTGAAACGTACCACGACCCCGACGACTGTATATAAGAAACAGAAACTTGACCGCGATGACATCATCGACATTACCGATCTGGATGTCGTGGCCTTCCTCAAAGCAGAGATGCGGCTGATGCTGGATGAGGAACTCGCAAGGGCCGTTCTCGTTGGCGACGGACGCGAAGCTGAAGATGAGGATAAAATCAATGAGGAAAACATCCGGCCGATTTATACTGACGACGACATGTATGCGTATCACTATATCGTCGATGCCAGCACTGAAGCTGAAGACCTTATTGATGAAATCATCAAGTCTCGCTATTATTATAAAGGCGCCGGTAATCCGGTTCTTTATACGGATAACGCCACCCTTACAGCAATGCTGCTTCTCAAAGATACCACCGGCCGGCGTTTGTATTCAACCATAACCGAGTTGGCCTCAGCGTTGAGGGTTTCAAGAATTGTGGAAGTTCCGGTCATGGAAAATCTGACCCGTGTTGTTGATGACGAGACTCTGGCATTGAAGGGCATCATCGTAAATCTGTCAGATTACACCATGGGCGCGGATAAAGGCGGCGCCATCAACATGTTCGATGATTTCGATATCGACTATAACCAGTATAAGTATTTGCTGGAAACTCGCTGCTCCGGCGCATTAACCAGACCTCGTTCGGCCATCGTCATTGAGCAAGTTGTCGAATAGAAACAAGCAGCTTAAAGGAGAAAATCAAAATGGCAAAGTTTTATGGTGTAATCGGATATGCCGAAACGACCGAAACTGCGCCTGGCGTATGGGCGGAAGTAATAACTGAGCGTAATTATTCCGGAGATGTTATTCGTAACACTAGGAGGCTACAATCTTCCGAAAATTTAAACGACGATCTAGTCATCAATAACATTATCAGTATTATTGCCGACCCATACGCATATCAAAACTTCCATACAATGCGATATGTTTACTGGATGGGGGTCTTTTGGAAAATTACCAGTGTTGAAGTCCAGAGACCCCGTCTCCTGTTAACCATCGGTGGTGTATACAATGCCAAGAAGACTTGAACTACAAACTCGCCTTGAAAGACTTTTGGGATCTGACTATGTATATTTTCAACCCCCAGCAAACGTTGAGATGAAATATCCGTGCATTGTGTATCGACGCAATTCGGTTAAAACGAAATTTGCTAACGATTTCCCTTATGTAGCCGAAGTTCGTTACCAGGTTACCGTGATTGATCCTGATCCTGATAGTCTAATACCCGGAAAAATTGCGGCTCTTCCGAAATGCTCTTTCGACCGTCATTACACGGTAGATAATTTGAACCACGACGTTTACAATTTATATTTTTAAAGGAGGATTAGATAAATGCCAAAAATTGTATGGGATGCAGTTGGAGAAAAGTTATATGAAACTGGCATTAGCAAAGGTGTTTTATACCCTCGTGACGCAGACGGACTCTACCCTCTTGGCGTTCCCTGGAATGGTTTGACGGGCGTTACCGAAAGCCCCTCCGGCGCAGAGGCCACGGCAAAATATGCCGACAACATTAAATATGGCAATCTTCTTTCCGCTGAAGAATTCGCGGCCACAATCGAAGCGTTCACGTATCCTGATGAATTTGGGCAATGCGATGGCTCCGCGGAAATTGCCCCCGGGGTTAAAATCGGGCAGCAAAGTCGTAAGTCGTTCGGTCTTGCTTATCGAACGGAATTGGGTAACGATGTCGATAATGATGCGTACGGCTATAAACTTCATCTCATCTACGGGGCTACCGCTGCTCCGTCGGAAAAAGGGTACCAAACAATAAACGATACTCCTGACATGATCACGTTTTCCTGGGAACTCTCGACAATACCGGTAGTGGTCTCGGGTTTTAAACCTACAGCTTCTCTCGTAATCGATTCCACAAAAGTTCCTGCTGCCAATTTGGAGGCACTTGAGGCTATTCTTTATGGAACAGATGGAACCGATCCAAGACTGCCGTTACCGGACGAAGTCGCCGCCCTCTTTGCCGGCGCTGCTCCGGATGCTTTGGAACTCGTTTCTATCGTGCCAGACAACGATGCTCCTGATATTGCGATCAACTCAAATATCGTTCTAACTTTCAACAACAAAATAGCCACCGAGGCGATCGTCGTTTCGACAGAAGCTGGCGTGATTGTGCCAGGCGCCAAGACCTGGGATGCAGCT